TTTTTATACCTGAAAAAATATTTTAATACTAATAATATATAGCTCTCGCTTTTGGTTCGTTGTAGGTTAGGGACTTAAGCGCTTTTATAACCCGCTCATCGCACATCAGGGAGCAGCATAAGAAAGCAAATCAACCTGCTCATTTGCTACAATTAGTATACCATGATTGCCCCTCTTAAGGCAAGCAAACTGTTTCGCATGAGTTTGATATACTTTTCCACAGCATGATTGCCTCCTTAAGTTGCTCAAACATGAAAAAAGGGTTAGTGTTACCTAACCCCTGTAATATGTCTTAGATTAATGTAGCATGCTTGCTGTTAATCTTGCCTCGGTTTGTGTTAGTTCTGATGCCTTTAGTTTGTGTAAACCAACAATCAGATTTGCGAGGTTTGTTAGCAGGAAGTCGTACATATTTGATCTTGTTTTGTGTATCCAAGATCTGCAAATCTAGTCTTGTTAATGTGCTCAAATCAGAAGGTAATTGCATGTGGAAAAAGTAATAACGAACTGTGGAAAAGTGTAAGGACGATTGCTTAAGCAACCTCTAGACGATTGCCTTGGTCAATGAGCACCATACCATCAACAAAATCAACAGTTTGGTTATACATTGAAACGAACCAATTCCAGTTCTTTTGAAATACTCTTGCCCCGTACATTACCTCACTAAGTAAAGCATTCAAACGACTTTTTGTCGTTACTGTTTCATAACCACAAGACGAGATTTTAACTGCCTTTGTGTTATGATCTACAGTGGCAATTTGATGACCATGTAGCGAAATAGTGGAGCAATTTGTAGAGTCATTGTAGCAAACTGTTGTGTTTGATTTGCTCCAATTAGTCTTGCTGATTACAGCGTTGTTCATTGCTCTTTCGATTTTACGCATTTGGTCTTGTTTGTATTACTCTTATAATATAAACGATCTATGGGAATATATCAACAACCCTTGGACCACTTTGTCCACTGTCACACCTTAAGTATTACTAACCGTGCCTCACTAAGTATAACATTGTTTGCGAGTATTTGCAAGGCATTTGAGCAACTTAGTGGGAATATTGCCCTATGTGGGGATATAACGACTTTCTTGCCTTTTGAGGGAATTCGTGTTATAATGCGCCCCAAGATGACTATAATTTGCTACCTTTATTCAACGTTAATTACAAAAGAGATAGAGCACACAACTATGTTTTTTTAACCCTTTTTAAATATAACTTAAATACATTACTTTTCCACATAAACTAACAATAACTGTGGAAAACTATGCTACATTTAGTGGAATAATTACCTCTCTTATGTGTTAGTTTCTATAAGGTAATTACACGAGGCACGATATCATTTAGTAACCCTTATTGTCTCTCTGTAGATAACATATTTTATCATACAGTTGTTGACACATAGAGTAAATATTGCCTGACTCATTAACATTTACGTCATCATATTCTTTGAGCATTGTTAACACTAACATCTTCAACATTGACAACTCTTGAGCATTAAACTCTGAGTTAATTAACCGTTCTAAATGTGCTCTATGGGTCATAAGATTCCTGATCAATTTCTAATACATAACCGTCATAAGTATCTTCAATAAAGTTATCATCAGAATCACTCAATCGTTTAATGAATGCTTCAGTTGATTCTACTATCTTTGGATTCTTCGTTATTACTTTATCCATGACGATTACCCCTCTTAGTTGTTACTTTCTTACAGGCAATTTGTCCCAAGTTCTCTACATAAACCTCTTTAATTCTCTCATTCACATTATCATCCAGTTCAAGCAATTCTCTCCAATTCCAGTCACTTGGACTTGTACAGTTACTATCATTAACCGTAAAATCTAATGTTACTCTATAACGTGTAACTTGTGTGTTTGATTGTGTTAGCGAGGACATAAGAAAGAGGTGCGAAGGTGTTAATTAATTCTAACAGATATTTGTTATTTGTCAACACTTTGTTAGTCTTATTATGTCTACTTCGTTGTTATTTAGTGGGGAACATTGTCAGGTTCATGTATATTTACAAAACGGCACTTATGGTCTTAAAGTGTTATAAATTCGGCGGCGTTCGCCTCAAAGGGACTAACAATAATGAGAGACAAATAAAGACGAGTAAATGTCAATTAGTCTCAAGGATTAGTAAACCCTCATTAACACTGCCAGGCGGTTAATAAGACCTATGTGGATGTATAACTGTGGCGGCACTATCTAACACATTAGACGTAATAATACGGGCGTTAGTTCTTATATTGAATGTGTTACTAAGTAACATTAAACCACCAACAAATAAACCGATTGTTTTCATTTAGTGTGCCTCCTGAGTAATAAATTGTGCTGGTCTTTTGGTGTTCATAGTAACAGCGAAATTGTGATTGTATAGTCTGTTTTGTATATCCTCATCCCATGTATTAATATCAATCACTTCTTTAATTATGGTTTGTCCGTTGTTAGTTATGACCTTTAATATCTTGTCTTCGATTAACTTTCCCATCCAATTCTTTGTTGGATAGTAGTCAACAACTGTTTGACGATTAGGTGAGGTTAATTGCATAATAAAAAGGAAAATAGTGTGGATAAAGTTAAGCGTACATTTCTAAATCTTCAAAACTATCATGTAATGCTGATATGCAATCTGCTATATCAACTTTATAATCTAATTCTTCAATCATATCCCTTATTTTTAAATAAAGATCAAAATATTGCTTATCGTCAGTAACTTTGCGATCAGGAAACTCTTCACTAATAAATCTCATTTTAGTTCTGAGAGTTTCAACACTTTGTTTAGTTGATTGTTGCATAATGATGATAATAAAGGACGATTAATAAAAAAGATATGTATCAATTACTGACACATATCTTCAAATCTTTGTTGTGCAACTGCACCAACATATTCTTCGAGGATTGCTACATCCTGAGTCTGTAATTGTTTGAAATTTGGTGTAACTAACTCTTCCCAAACTTCATCAAATAAAGACTCTAGAATTGACTCATTTTGAATACATGACATAGGGTAAACCTCATTTGATACATTTATAATAACACCAAAATAGGTGTTATGGCGGGAATAGTGGACAGTTTGATAACTGTCATTTAGTTATTCTTTTCCTCCTCACTTTCTCCTATACTGTTTAACAATTCACGATAAGTTTCAGCATCAAATGATAACTCTATCTCCTCTTTCATTTCCATTTGATTTTGCTTATCAAAATCTTCTTGTAGAGTTTGATATACAAATTGTTCCATATCTTTGTAGTCCATACTATCAATAATTGTTTGACAATATAGATTCTTAAGTATCTGTAACTGGAATGAATTTAATGTCCTATGCTTTATAATTACCTTGGCATCTAACTCACTAGTTGTAGCATTAGGATTGGCATGTTGAGTGTAATTCATGTTAGATAGTTATGTAAAGTACGGTGAGGTTTGATATACTTCCAAGTCTGACAATCAACTTCTTCGTTATCAATGTAACAACGAACTTTGCCTTGATTGTTTATACTTTGAGGTGTAATATCTTTGGATTGATTCCAAAAATCATCCCAGTCTTTAGGGGAATTTGTAACATCTTCAATCATCAATCTTCCTCCTCTAGTAGATAATCAATGTCATCATCTTCATCCACTAAATCTTCTTCATCAACTGGAAATTCGTTGAGTTTGTAGATACTTAGTGAGTTAATCATTGACCATACTTTCTCACCAGAGAGCATATGTTCATTACATATATGAGCAACTGTATCCTCTACATATTCGAGGATTGTTGTTGCTTCCTCTTGTAATTGTGCATCCATTGTGTTAATTAGTAAAGAACAGTTGTTAATAAAAAAGAACTAAGGTTTAATCCTTAGTTCTTTTATACATTTCGTAGATTTTGTTACCTACGGATGACATTAATTCTGCCTCAGTATCACCATAATCTTGATAATCAGCAAGGGCAGAATCAATAGCATCCCACTCGGCGTCAGTAAAAAATGACTTAATTGTTTGTAATTGATCGAAAGAATAATCTCTTACAAGTGTCATAGATTGCTCCATTGATTGTTTACTCTGTTATTATAACCGATCTGGCGGTCAATGGCGGGAAATGTGGTCAGTTTGCATACTGTCACACATTTCATTGCTCATTGGTCGGTATGTTGTCATAATAGGTATCAACAATGCCTTCGAGTTTCTCAAAGATACTATCAATTTCCTTAACAACTAAACACTCTGTTTTATAATCTTTGTAACCATCAATTAGGGTTTCTAGTGTACATAAAATAACACCAATTTCACCCTCAGTTAGTGTTACATTGTGAGGACGATCTAGTTCCTCTTCAATGTTAGCAATGTACTGTGATCTTTCCATGATAATTAATACTCAGAGCGGGCAGTAAATGGTGTAATGTTATCAACTACACGTTGATTAGGATATATTTTATATCCTACTACTTGTGCTTTAATAACGTTATCTGTTTCATAATAATAAGCAGAATTCAAATATGATTGTATTTCTTCACATAAATGTTCGCCATTTACGTCATCATTATCATCAACAATAATGTTACAAGTGTAAGTAATTTGTCTCATAAGTAGGTCTCCTTAGCATTACAAATAGCATCAAATAGATTGTCAAATGTTTGAACATCAAAGTCATCACTTTCATTAAGTGTATCAATGATTTGCTCTTGAGAGCACATAATATTGTAGAGATGTTGATATTGACCTTTAGTAAGATCAATATTTAATCCTTTAGTTTCTGTTTTCATTGTTACCATCCTGAAGTGAATTGTGGTTGCTCAAGTATAATATCTCTGACTCTTTCTCTATCTAAACTATCACCATCGCCCCATGTATAGTAAGAGTTGTTATCATTTTCTGCTTGAATAATGCGATCTCTATATGTAAAGATTGCATTGAAAATGTCTCCCTTAGTTAATCCTTTAATGGGATATAATGTGTCATCATGTTCACCATAGAATGACCACACATATTCCATAAAGTCAAAAAGTTGTTTGTATGCTGACATTATGCTAACCCCATTACTTTGTAGTGGTTAGCATTCTGACTGGGAAATTGGTGAAGTGAATGTACTTCCTCAACAGCAACAATTTCCCCAGTTTTGTTAAAGTAATCATCCGCAATTATGTTTGCATAAGTGTAATCATCAGCAAACTGAATTGGATCACTAAAAACAATAAACTTCATAGGAATAAGTTGCTCCGATAGGGTTTAAATGTGGTCTTGTATGTTGCTCCATAAAGGCATAACTTGACCACTCTTTAATAATACATGAAAAAACCCCCTAATGGGGGTTTGGTGTGCCACTACTTAAAGTGTCTACTCAGGTATTGACTCTATCTCCAAAACTGTATAATGTCCTTTATTGTTTACATCCTTAATTCTAAATTCATACTTTCCATTAACACCAACTGTAATAAATGCCTCAGGATTGTATTCTTTAAGGACGTTAATTAGTTGGCGTACGAGCATGTTAATCTCCAAAGATTGAACCAACTAACACTTCATACTCTTTCACTTCTTTATCATTTAGTCGGGAAACTAAGTCATCTAATAGTTCGCCAAGAAGATGATTATCTTCTTTAATGGCATACCCAAGATCTTGAATTAAATCCCTACGTTGTTGTAATTGAGCGTCAGTTAACATTATTTAGATCTCCAAGTATGGTGGAAAGTTTTGACCATTATTAATTAATACACCAACAGGGGCATATTCCTTTTTTTCAGTATCATAAATTGATACTGGTTGTAGCAGCAAATCATCATCAAATGATTGCAATTCTGTAAGCAAATCGAGATAAGTCATAATTAGTTTTAGCGAACAATGTACTCAACTTCGCCATCGGCGATGTCTGCCTGAACACCTAATTTCTTGATGATTGAGCGAATCTTTACATCATACTTAACAGCAACGTCATCAGGATTTGTACGTTTAGTTAATACATGAATCAAGAAATCACACTCAGGCGATGTTAGTTTAGGATCTAAACTAGTTTCAGATTTCATGCTACTGCCTCCTCTAATTGTGGTTCTGGAATTGTTGCAGGGATGACATTTGTGTCTACAATGTTATAATCATCATCATACTTATGACTGATTTGATAACACTCCCATGTATGATTTGATGTGAATACATACACATATTCTTCACATGCGTTAGCATTATTCACATAATCATCAAAGTTTAAATCCAGTCTAGGTTCAGTCTTTTCGCCTCTATCATTATAATATAGAGGGGCAGTTTCACCTAATTCTTTTCTATCCCAGTCATCATTTGAATCGCATGATGACATATCGCCACCATCAATTAGTTCAGCAACTTTCTCGAATGTGTTAAACTTTGATTTCAAAGTAACACCTAACCACTCAGGATAACCATCCCAATGATGATAAACTGATAGGATAGAATCATCTACTAATTGTAAACCAATACGAGAACGTGTTGCCATAATAGTTAATAATAAAAGAAAAAAGAGGGGCAATGTAATACAAATGATTGCCCCATTGATTGTTAGTTAGTTTCCAGCATTTCCATCAACATATGCTTCAATAATGTCTAGAAGTTCAGCACCAGTTGTTGCTTCTTCTAGTTGAAAGAATAGATCGTTGATTTCAGTTGAAACAGGCATTTGTTTAGGTAAATTAACAACAATACCCAGTTTTAAGTCATTTGGTAGGACTATAATTTACTTAACTGCTGATAGTCTCTGATGTAAATCGTATGTAATATAATTTCTTATATCACTAAATTCAGGATCAGTTCCAGCAGGTTGTTTAGCAATATTCTTTTGGAAAGTATTCAAACGATCCGCAATAATGCCACTAAGAGCATCAAACTCTTCATTGGTGAATGTGATTGTTTTCATTGAATTCCCTCCATTGATACTAATATAACAGATCCACCAGAGAATGGCGGATTTAGTGGACACTACTTAAAGTGTCACATGGTCTACCGTTTCCATCCCTTTTTAACACTAAAGTTAGCATAACTGAATTGTTTTCTGTTAACTAACTTATAAGTGCCATGACTATTTGACATAACATAACCTTCATGTTCACATACTTCATCATTAATTAAGCATTCAACATTTTCATCAGTTGTTATGCCTTCCATGAGCAATAGTTTAATATCTCTTATGAAATTGTATAGATGGAATAAATTAGCATGAAATCCAGTTTCTTTCGCTAAAGCATTAGGGTTCAAATCTTTCTGTTCTCTGATATAAGAATTGACAACAACTTTGATCTCTTCACCTTGCTTTTTATCAGGAAACTTAACAAATCTCACTGCTGCTTGAGCAAGACTAATTAAGAGATCTAATTTAATATCTCTGTATGCAATTTCAGCATTAGTTGATAAGAATTTAACCTCTTCAGCATAAGCATCTTTATAATTAAACTCGGCAATCATATCCTTAATTGTATCACCATGATATGATGTATGAGCAGCAAATACTAAATCTTCTGTTACTATGTTATTAAATTTGTATGTGATTGTGTTTGGATTATATACACTACCACCGCCAAATCCTATGAAATCGCCTTGATAAACTCCTTCAATTCTAGGTAGTTTCTCAAAACATAGATGTAGGATTGATGCTACTTTAGGGTTACTTCCATGATTAATTTCAATATCATAGTGTGAATAATTGATCTTAATCTTAACCTTATTAAATACACTCTTTGTGCCTACAAAAAACTTATCATTTTCAGGATTAATGCCCCAAACTATAGCAGGAGCGCCATCATATTTTACTGATAGTTCGCTACTCTTATCCTTGAAGAATCTAAGGATCTCAAGTGCTCCATCCTTACCTTTATTAAGGATAGAATCTTCAGGATGTTCGAGGTGTTTGTTTTTCATACTTGTATGATAACATAAAAAAAGACCCCTCGAAAGGGGTCTTATGCCACTTTGTAGAGTGGTTAGGCAGGGACTTTGATAGTTCCTAGTGCCTTCAATAATTCTTTAGTTCCCGCCTCAAGCAATAGAAGTGGAAGCATGATAACATCAAATCCATCTAATTCTTTTGCTCTTTCAATCCAAGTCTTAGTAACAACTGTTTCTGTTACTTTTGGTGCTTCCTTAACATCTTCCACTTTGATTTTTGCAGTTGATGTATTTAGTGGAGCAGACTTAGGGGCGGTTGCTGTAACTTTCCTTGTGCGACGCTTTCTTGAAGTGGTTGTTGACTTCTTGGCAGCAGTTGCAGTTGGCATAAGTGTCTAATTTCGTGTGGACTCCTTTATTATAGGGTATCATAGGTCATTTTCAACATGAAATGTGCCACAATCTCAACTGTCTCATGCCAGTTCATTAAATGTCACAATCCGCCTCTGGTCGTATGTATTTTCGTTTAATCTCAACTTTCCTAGAGTTACTATCAATGAGATCCTCTAATTCTTCTATTTGATTTGCTACATCTTTCTCTTCAGAATAAAAGAACAATGCTGAACATAGTAAGTTATATTGTTCATCTGATAGATTTACTTTGATTTCATACATTATAGTAAAGGTATATTAAAGGACATAATAGTTCTAGGTATTGATGATAACGTAACAGGGCATTCATGCAACAATAGTGATGGAAATGCAATAATATTGCCTTCCTTAACTGGAGGCGTCGCCTTACCTATTGTACCATAGTAAGGATTAGGAAATGGTGAATAAAATGTTGTTGCTTCATGTTCATTCTCATCAAATTCAACATATAATACACAACTAATATTCATCATGCCATGATTATGTGCTCCATGATGTTGACCGTCACTATATCTTTGTGACCATAATTGCCACTTATCGAGCGAAGCAAAAGGGCAATCACCCCTATATCGATCACTTAAACCCTCTGTAAATTCATTAGCAATGTTATCAAGATCTTCCTTCATTATATTAACCCACTCATCAAAATATGGTGGTCTAGTATTATATTGAAAGTAATCTGTATCACATTCATTGTTATCATCTTTCTCAAATTTGAGAAGTTCGAGCAACTTAGGTTTCTTATTTGCCCAGTCGATAACGTCAAATTTCAGAATACTAATAGCAAATAGCATCAATGGTTGATTCATTTCTTCTTACTTTGCTTTCTATATCTATTCATATTTGTTTTAACATCTTTCTTTAAATCTGCCTTTAATTTCTTCAGATATTTGAGATGATTAGGATATACTAGGTTATTTAATTCTTTCCTAGTTTGTCTTTCTTCCCTAGTCATCTACCTTATCATTTAGATCTTCAAAGTAGATGCCATTTAGATCATCATTATTCCATTCAGTTAAATCATCTAGGAATAAATCAACATCATCATCTTCATTGCCATTATACGTCATTTCGTGCATAATTGCCTCAGCATCCTCAAGACGTAGATCATCAACTAACTTAGTCATTCTATCGGCATAATGATTATCAATCTCTTCAAGGCATCTTTGGCGTATTTTCTCTATTTGCCTCATAATTGATGCCTCCATGATTTTCATTATACTATCTAGTCTATTTTCTGGCAATAGACACTTGTGCTTCACCTTTTGTAAAGATAGTGTCCACAACTGAGTTTAGACGACGCTCTGTACCTATTCCAATGTTAGAATATACAGGCACAAACATCTTGCCAAATGGTTTATGGTATCCCTCGAAATTTCCAGGCAATAGCGTACCAGCATCTATATGTTGTTTATCGTTATCATGTAGGCGGATAACTCTACCAATAGTTTGTGCCATTGTAATGAGATCCAAGTTTCTCAATAGAATACATCCAGTTAAACCTGATACATTCATACCCTCAGATAGTATAGAATGATGAAACATAACAAACTTCTTAGATTCATCCTTGCCCCACTTATTCATAATATCAAAGAATACTTTTCTTGATACTTTCTTACCATTAATGATAGCACCAAACTTAGAAGTGATGTGCATAACATTATACCTCATTTCATGGCATATTGCCATAAAATCAGTCTTAGTCAATAGTTTATGAATATTAGTGGTAGATTTGGCAGTAACTAACACTTTAGTCATATGATCTTCATTCTTCAGAGCATCAAGAATTGCATCCTTTTCTATTTGTTCTGATGATTGCATCCATCCAGTATTATATCTCTTTGTACTAATTTTAGGAGGCAATATGTATCCCTTTTGAACTAACTCTGGAGCAGGCACATCAACAATTCTAGTGCCAAATACACTCTTATCATTCATACCAGTTCTAACATTAGATTCTTTAGGTGTAGCAGTAAAGAAATAAGATCTATCAGCAATCCTAGAGAAGTGTTTAACTGCCTCAATATAGTTCTTTTGTACGCTGTTATGTGCCTCATCAAAGTATATTGTATCAACATCAATCGTTGATCTCATTACTTTATGAAGTGACTGATATGTTGAGAATATTAGTTTATGACCACTACTATTCTTATGCCAAGAATATATCTTTTCTACTACAGTTGTTGTCTTATACTGAGTATCACCACTATGTACATGTAATACATTCTTATCAGTAAGCATAGCACCTGTAAGAATTTCCATGAATTCTTTACATAGTTGCTGTGCCAATAGTATTCTAGGAGCAACAATTACAATAGTCTTGTTGTCTCTGTTGCCAAGATTAAATAGATGCCTTTCAGCATCCTTAATCATGCACATTGTCTTACCACCGCCAGTAGGTACAATGATTTGCCCCTTACTGTGTTTCTGCATGGTATCAACTACGTGCTTTTGATGTTCATGCAGGTTCATAAATTTTGTTTCAATAATAATATTATAAAGTAAAAAACCCCTGCTGTGCAGGGGCGTGTGACAGTTCTAAAACTGTTTCAATAGTTTCTCTGTCTCAGGATCAAACACTTCTTTTACTCCTTCAATGTTGCTTAACCAGTCATCCTCATTAGTATTGGACAACTGCTCAAGCACATCATAACCAACTTCAAATTCATCCATATGTTAGAATTGATTCAACTCATATAGTATGGCATACCCCAAGTTATAAGGCAACCAGCAGTGGACACTTATCCAACTGGAGGTGTTGGTGCTGGTGGGGCGTCAGGATGTTGACCAACTTGAGCATCCATATCAAACTTACTTGCTGCTTTCTCGTACTCTTTATTACCTTTAAGTATATTAACATCATTAACTAAACCAACAATATCATCTTGCTGTTTAAGTAATGCTGCATTAACCATTGACTCTATTGATGCCAATCTTTCATCAAGATTGCCAAGTGTTTTCATAGTTTGTTGCAGTTGTTTCTCTAGTCTGCCAAGTTTACCTGACTGTACATCTGCATTTGCTTCAGGAGCATTGAGTGAATCGTAACCCATAGTATTATCAAATCTGTAGTATTTAGAGGATCATTTGTATGAATTTCGAGGCGGAAACTACTACCATGAATGATAACATTGCCACCACATCATACGCCTTAGTTCTTATAAAGAATGGTATGCTTAGTAAGCATGCCGTTGCATGTAATATTGTACCATAGAGTACACTAACGTGCAAGACAATAAAATAGGCAGATACGACCAAAACTGATCCTATCTGCCTGCTAATAGTTACTGTTCTCATCTGTTTAGGAATAGAATAAGACCTCTAATGAACATGCCAGCAAATAGGATATAATATACCCACATTCCAGTCATCATAACTTTATTGTAGGTAGATCCTCTTACATAGCGGACTTTGCCTTGACGATCCCATCCATCAAGCATGTATTCTTTTGGATCAATTTTTCTCATCTTAAGTAAAGATAACCACCTGCCCAGTCGCAGTTGGCGTACATTGCCTCTCTCTGAGAAATGATTCTCATATCATATCTTACATGTTTAGCAGGAGATTTCCAAGAAGCAGGTTTGTAAACTTCACCTGTATTCTTATCAACAAAGGCATGAACTGATCCATCCCTTAACTCGCCATTACGCCAGTCTTGTTGGATGATCTTATAGTATTTCTTGCCCTTTTGGATGCGAAACTTCATCATTTCTTCATCCATTTCAATCTTCCTTACTCTTTCTTGTAGATAAGGACTGAGTTCAGTCTCATTATTCCTAATAGCAGAGCGTAAAGAGTAATCTTTATACTGTGCTTCCAAACAACGGCATAAATCAGTTGTCCATCTCAACACCAATACTTTCAACTGTGTTTCAGTTGGTTGAGTGTAGTTTTCTGGCACTTTGATTGATGACATAATATAAAAGAAATAAAGAATGTTGAGAGAGTGGGGCAAATCAACATAGGTTTCACCTATATGCCCAAATTTACCTACTGGGAATCGCTTACACCTGTACCCCCAACTTAATGGGGCAGTAGAACCACATATCCCTCAACATTTATATAATACTATCAAACGTCATACACTTCAACTATCCTTGTGCCACTTTCTCGACTGTCCTTATCCCAATGACGTATCACGCCAGCAACAATAAAGGTATTAGTAACAAGATAAGCAAGCAAAATAATGCTCCTAATAACACAAACTGTATCATCATACTTTGCAGTCGTATTATCCGAGAAACTTCCCAAGGCATACTTCCATACTCTCCAAATCATAAATCTGCTGGGTCAGATGGCATATTACTTGGGATAATATTCACTCTCAATCTATCAACAACTGCTGGAACCAGTTTGCTGCCATCAAATGAACAAGATCCATCCGCTTGTTTGTTACCAAGTGTTTCACACAATGCTTCACCTACCATTTCATATAAAAATGTATTAGTTCTGGGTGATTTACTGATATATTCTATCACTTCAAGAGTCATAGCATCAGCAAGTTTGTTTACTGTCTCTTTAGATAATGCCATTACTTTGATTTTGGAAATAATTGTACTTCTTGAGTACCAAATCTACCTTGTGCTTCAACTTTAGCATCAGATGGAATTGTACTAACACTTTCAAAGTGTGGAACCCATTGAAGTCTGTTGTTGATTGTAACGTAAGCAGACCAAATTGCCATAATAATAAAAATAAGGTGCGAGAAACAAAACTCCCTTAGAAGTTTGTTTCCCTGATAGTATTATTGCATACTACTAAGGATTTGGCAAGTCACTCATGCCATGAGGTGGATTTAACTCTTGACTTGTACCCCAATGATCCGCTAATCCCTTTCTGGCATTAAATGCCCTCTCTCTTTCTTCTTGAGTTAGATTAACAACTCGCCAACCATAATCACCATTAGTTAATACTGTGGGCATAAAGTTCATTGCTATAGTAACTCTATCCTCACCATGATTAACATTATATCCATGTATTACTTGTGATGGGAATAACAATAACTCTCCTTCTTTTGATATTACTTTATTATCCTGATTGTAGTCTGTATATTTAACTGGCAAATTGATTAATGATGGTTTATATTGTTGATATAAACTCTCAGAGTTACTAAAGTGTGTAGATACATGACCTTTTGTATCATCAAAGTTCACATAATATACACCACTTAGATAAGAATTACCATGACAATGTGGATGTTGATGTGCTCCTACTCCTGAGATATTAAACCAACTATCTGTTACTTGTATGTGTTCTTGTATGTAATCACCTTTAACATCACGAGCAAATATTACTGCCTGTTCTTCCATCCAATTTCGTAATCTGCCATATCTTTTATCATCCATCAAGACAGAATAGTGTCCTATATGTTTTAAGTTACCACTATTAACATTGTATCCCAATTTATTATAATCTTCACCAGCAAGATGTTCCATTACAGTTGCCTTTACTTTATCAGCAAATGGGCAAGGTATAATAGCAACTGGCGTAGGTAAAATACTAAGAACTTCCATGTTATTCAAAATTAGGATTATCCCATAATCTACTTCTAAATGTAGTCATGGCAGTGTGTCTCTCACTATTAGTTAGTGGTTCAACTTTAAAAGAATTAATATATCTAGGCATTAAATTACAAGATACAGTAATTCTATTATCTGTATGGTTAGTTCTATAACCATGAACACAATTAGAACGCCAAAGTAACAACGATCCTTCTAATCCTACCACTTCATTGACCTCATTATACTTTGTTCTTTTATCATTTGTCAACATATATGGTAGATAATCAGGATACTGTTCGCTATCATTAGGTCTATAGAAATATGTTGGTGAGTGATACAATTCATTGAAGTTTACATAATATAAGGCACACACAACAGAATTAATATGATAATGAGGTCGTTGATAACCACCAGAATCACATACATTCATCCAACTATCTGTTAATACATATTCAGATGTATCATAGTGAAGTATATCTCTGGCATATATCTCTGCCTGTAATTCTATCCACTCTCTGAAATCTTTAAACTTATCATTAGATAACGGTGAGTAATAATCAAAATGTTCTAATGATTTCTCAGTAGAATCTGTTTTCCTATGTTCGTATTCCTTACCATGACTACCAATCTCATCTAAAATTAACGACTTAACTTTCTCATGTTCAGGATATAATACTACGCCAAGTTTGACTGGTAAAATATCTTCAACCCTCATGCCCCTTGCCCCATACTTTCTCTACAAAATCAGAGGGCAATGTCTTAGGATCACATGATGAAGTATTAAAACTAACTGTCCATCTATCTTTACCACTCATATTAATTCTACTACCATGTTCTAACCACGATGGAAATAAGTATAGATGATCTTCTTTAATTGGTGCTTCGTGTTGATATTCATTATAAATGGCATCTTTTATATTATGAACACACATCATGTATGGTTGTAATGGTGATACCATATAGAAATTACCACTCTTATCTGGTAAATCAATATAAAATGCACCACTAATTACACTAGACTCGTGCCTATGTCTCTCTGTAAATCCACCATGAGGCAGTATATTATACCAACTACCACTAATTACACATGGAAAGTTACCCACTTTATCAGCATAATGATTAACACATTGCTGAAATGCAATCAGTATTGGTTCAGACTTTGGATCTCTCAATGGATCCCAACCACCATGAGATGACACTCCGCCTACTGCCAGTGAGTGAACATCATGTTTGCCACTAGATTTAATATGTTGTTTAAAGTCTTCAAGTCCTGGCGCACCAGTCAAATCATACTCTTCAAATAATACTGGGAATAAATCCATGTTACCACTTACTATAATCTATGTTAAGTACGACTCTTAAGTCAGCATCAGTAGATGATGTACCAGCATGTAATAGATCGCCTGGAAATATCACTGCCCTATTCTCTTTTGATACTACTTTCTGTCCATCCTCAAAATATGTATAACCATTGCAATCATTAAAGTATATCACACAAATAGTATAGTTTGGTATGTTCTCAAATGGTGGATCTGGCGTCTCAGAGGGACCCGTAATGTCTATATGTAATGGTTTCTCTTGTATCTCTTGAGTTCTTGCTGTTGCATTAAACTTAACACGCCTAATACCAAATGGATTAAGTGTGGCAAATACTGGACGAATCCTATTGAAAACATCACTTATAGGAGAACAGTCAGAATAACAGGCATGAGAGAACTGTGGACAACCATCACCCTCCTTTACAGAGTTAGGGGCATAATACCATGGCATTTGCCCACCAAGAACATAGTCCTTGATGGGCGTAAATACCTCCTCTGGTAAGAAGTCATCATAAACTTCTATGTTCACAATGTACCTACAGGCATAGAATCAGATTTGTTTCTGTTCTCATCAGTGCAAACAACTTGACCATTTTCGAGAGTAGTTTCACCGCCTTTTGAACGTGGTGTGATGTGATCCATCTGGTATTTAAGACCATCCATTAATTCTGATAATGGAATATCTATACCAGTCAAAGCACACTTACCGTTCTGTCTCCTCCACATTTGAACCTTCCAAGCAACTGGAAATGCTTTGTTAGGGTCTTGTTGGATGAGTACATCCTCAGGCAATGCTGGAAGAATATCACCAAATACTTCATGGTCATTACCCATGAGTGTATATACTCCTAACCTTGCTGCTCTATGACCAGAATCAAATGATCGTTGAACACCAACATAGTCCCTAGCGTTGGTTCCTTTTGCATCTTTCCATAAGATCTTATCAGAATTCTTCACTGTGTCATAGGTTTCTACGAACCATGCAAAGAATTCTCTATGATTTTTTATCTTATAGTTGTTTTGCCCCAACCAGTGAAGCATCATAAAGAGATCAAATCTTGTTGCCTCATTCGGTAACAGTTTTTTCTTCTTGTTATCATAAAGTGTGCAAAGATAGTGCATCTGTTTGATGATATTCCTTACCAACTTTCTTTTATCGTACTCCTCCATTGTGTTATCATAAGCAGCATCTCTTTCTGCTTTGTTGATGTTACCAGTTCTGGTTACATGAACAAATCCAGAGACTATCCACTCTTCATGACTCCTTCTATCTCTTGTACCTTCAGTCCAGTAGTTAGTAAACAATTCAATATAATCTTCAGCAATCTTCCTTACTTCTCCAGACAAGTTACATACAATGGCATTCCTTCTCTCTTGTTGATTTAACGTAACACCATCATTAATGGCAAGGAATAGATCGTGAAGTTCTGCGTGTGTTGCTTGAGTTACTTTAAATACAATCAACTGGACTTCATCGTCAAGGTGTTGTCTCACCATTCCTGGCAAAGTACTATACTTTCTGTTACCTTTAGCAGGTTTCCAGTGTTCATAGTTACCGTACTTTATTCCACTAATCTTATGGTCGCATAGACTAAGTGCATATTCGTCATTAACGAATCTAGCAATCGCTCTAGACCTGTTGTTGCCATCTATACTTATCCAAGTATATTTTTTGGCATGTAATTTTTGAAAATACTCGTAATCGGCGGAATCTGTTCCTAAAGTCTTAGCACAGTATTCCATGCAAGATTCCACATGTGCCAATACTATTGGTGTGGGGCAAGAATTTGCCAATACAGATTTTAGGAATTTCCTCCTTTGAAAATCACTCCACCTCTCCTTAGACTGGAAATGGAGATCCAAATAGATCTTATTTGAATTTTGGGCACTTGCGAGGGATCCAAACCCTATTTTCTCGTGTGTCATAATAATTAGACTGTTTAGCGGTCATGACCTCCAGACTTTATCAGTCCCTTAGTCCGACTTAGGTATAATATAACAGACACGCCAGAACTTGTCAAGCGATCCAATTTACGAACTGGTCTTCTCTGTTTTCTCGTTCTCAATGATCTGCAGCATTTC